GTAATATTTTACATATCCGCCCCATTGCCCCGCTTTTTGCAATCCTCTCAACTTTCTCCGTACGGGCGTATATCATCGCTCGGCTGGTGATACTAGTGCACGTGTCACAACTGGTCTTTGGTGGTCAACTGCTTCCGTTTCTACCACGAGCAGCCACTGCCTTGGTCCGTCCCCTTCGAATGTCGGTCCTCAATACGAGTATTCCCGTGGGCACGGTTTTGCCGTTCGCTGTGTGGTACGGGAGGGGTGAAAAAGGTAAATATCCATAGGATAAATGGGCGGAGCATCATTATAAATGATTGGAATCAAAAAGGGAAGTCATCGCTGCTATTACGCCAGTATTCTAGCGGAATATTTATAGGATTTTTTGAAGAAAAAGACCTATTCTGTATTATATTCAGTCAGAATAGGTCTGCATATCTGAATATTTGTCTCTAAAGTACACATATGTAAGCGGTAGCCCTTTATTGCTCAAATTTTTGAACGATTACAATTGATGGGTTCTCGATTAAAGAGTTATTGACTGTTGCCTGGCCCCAGTTATAGATGAAGTTCTCTCCATAAGCAAGATCAGTATCAACAACCTCAGCCGTAAAACGGATAAATGCGTTGCCACCCTGAGTACCATCTGCACTGCCTTTATAGATACCGATATTGATGCCCCTCCGAGTAACAATATCATCTTTTTTGATAGATGCCCAATTTGGATGGTTCATATTGTAGAGCTTAGTCGTGCCAGGAACATATTTTAGGTTGCCCGGCAGAACATCGCTAATCATAACATTAACCTGTTCTTCGGTGCTGGCGTTATGATACTCAATTTGAAATTCAACCTGATCACCAATTTTAGCATCAACGGCCTCATGCCAATCCTTTTCGCCAAGTTTTCGAACTTTTGAAATAACGGCAAATGGATCATAAGTGGCAACAATCCAGGCAGTAACTTTACTTTGAAAAGAAGAACCTCCCGGTATTTCGCCATTGAGCGCATCATAGCCAATTAGCGCCCCTCCTTCTGTAGCCTTTAAAACAATATCATTGCTTAGCTGTGCCCCATTTGTTTTCGTTGAATTATTATGGATCATAGCAGTATCCGGTTTAAACTTCAAATGGAATGGTCTGTCCCCCGTGCTGGTGAATACTATACCGTCCCAATATTTGGGAGGCGTTGCATTGATTGACTCAATATATCCACGTACTGTTATCTGTATGTCTGAGTATGTGGGAATACTTAGAGCGACTTTTGTATCTTTTGCCACGGCCTCATACCCCCTGCAGTTATTATTATCGATATGAAGCCTGATCATGTAATGCTTTGCGTCTTCTATGGTGATGCGCTCACCTTCCCACGAGGCGTTATCCTCCGGATCGGTATCCGGCCGCAAAACTTCCACGAACTCTCTTTCATCGCCAGGATAAACAGCCTTGCAGTCTCCGGGGCGGTGTTCTCCATCAATCGAATTAAACACAATCTGATTGCCAAGGATACCATATCTAACCTGGCTAGCCGTGAAACTGGACCGCCCTCCGTCACTGTCGCCCCACCTAGGCGCATTCATATGGCCTTCCGCTACACTTTCAGGACTAGAAGCACCGTCCGAATCAATAGCATCATCTGCATTTGGAATTTCTTCGTCTGTATCATTTAAACAGTCTGCCAGTTGGCTAAAAACCTCATCTGCGAGTGCCCATAAATTTTTTCGCCCGAGTATACATATCTGGTCTGCCAGTTCCTCGCAGACTTTAGGCGCCTTACCCTTCAGGTGGTTATATACCGTCTTAGTTGAACAACCCTGTCGGTTGGCAAATCTTTCTATTCTTTTTGTGAGAGACAAATTGGCGTATTCCGCAGAAAGCCCGTTGACCGACATAAATAGGCTGTACACATATTCATATTCATCTTTATCTTCATTTGGGATGTATTCCTTAAAGATGGCAGCACAGTAGTTTCTGCAAAATAAAAGCCCGCCGTTCTCCTTAAATGGCGACCTGCTGGCATATTTTTCGCCTACCAAAAGTCGGACGAATTTCAGTATATCGTGCTCTTTTTTCGCACTTAAATCATGCCGTATTTCGTCCATGAAGGCAGTCAGCCCAACGATTAACCCAGAGCGATCTTTGATTTCTCCGAGATCAAAGTCCGGTTCTATGAGGTTGTTGATTCTGTTTCTATTATTACCAGGCATATGTATCCCCCTTACATAAGATTATTTTTTATCATAACATTTTTCTTGGTAGTTATAAAGTTTTTATGACATTTTTCTAAAAAATAGCCGCAGCGGGGTTGCTACGGCCAATGTATTTGCGTTTACACGCACGCATATTCTGTTATTTTGGCGCATTGATTATCGCTATAAGGATTATCAGCATACGGTTGCTTCATACAAATCGGGTCTATTGGACGATTGGGATTTTTGATGCAGAGGTTGATGTCTCGGATTGTATGCCCCATATCTTCCACAATGTGTGCAGTTTTTGACTTGGAATGAAAATCGATTGAATAACGTGGTTTTATTCCATCGAAAACTTTCGGCCCAAGAATTTCGAGACGCATGGTATCTGGTAAAGTAAGCCAAACAAACCCATGATCACAATGTGATGACGGTATTTCATAGTCCAAGATTACCGAGACCGGAGTAACTTCAGCTACATTCAGCTTCCAATCTCCGTGCTTACCCATCAAAATTCCATGCCAGTTTTGGATGAAATCACTTTGGCCTCTGAACTCATGATTGTGAAACATGTCCGAATCAACATGCGGAAAAACATACCGCTTCCAATCTTCGTTAGAATTAACTCTCTGGCTATCGTAAAATATCGCCATCTCAAGCGGCTGACAATGGCGTGGCGGAAAATCAACCATGCCACCGTGAAAGCCCACTATCTTGTAACCGTCTTTCAAATCTCTTTCAAAACTTTCTACACGCATATATTTCCTCCCTTTTCTGAAATTTTTTGAAACTTTATTGCAATCGCATCATCGCCTGCTTCCAAAGATGTAGGCGAAATCTGCGATTGTATAACAGTTATTGAGAAAAGGGAGATGCCTAGAGAAATAACAGATATATGCCTTAACGTACTATATAGTTAGTTATAACTAACTATTATTTTTATCTTAGCACACAATCTCTTTTTTGTCAATACTATTTGTGCTATTAAAGCTTTATACACAGTGAAAGAAACTATTTTATAACTATAAATTAGCAAGAGTGTTCTATTTGTCAATGTTTTGCCTTTCAAATTTTTTTCAAAAGTTTTGCAAAAAACTTACACTTTCAACTTTTTTGCAAAAAGCAGACAAAAAACGAAATTTACTTTAATCTATCTGTACGCAGCGAAAACATTGTTTGTAATTCAGCAGAAAGTGAGGTGTTACCGTAACTTATATCCGCCTACTCTTTAACAGGGGAGGCAAGATGATTAACATTTAAACCATTTATTTCAAAAAATCAAAGGAGGACATTCTTATGAACCATCAAAACATTTACCCAGACGGTTATGACGACACAGTCATAGAAACCGCCACCAACTACATTCCCATGCCACGCAATCTTAGCTGGATGGCAAAACACACCGCTAATATGATGGTAGATCAGGCTGTGATTGATGCCGGGCAAGACAAGCTTGCCGCCCAGATTGCCAGAGGGTCAATGCAAAACATTGGCAGCTTGGGTATGATGGCCGAGCAGCTCGCCAGCATAAACCCGGATGTAGGTGGCTGCTGCCGGGCTATTATGGCTACATACCTGAAGGGCTCGTTAAAGCGGCTGGAAAGGTGGTGATGATCCGTCATGACTTCAGAATTAATCGCACAAGCAATATCTATAGTTACTATTGTTGGCTGGCTGCTCCGTATGTTTTTTAAGCACTGTTATAGAAAGATCGCCATGCGCAGGATGATATGGCGGTATTTACAGGACAGCTTTATGGACGGGTATGATGTCATGGAATCGTACAGGAAAATGATCCAAAAAGCTTGTGCAGAAGACGCTAAAGAGCGTTTCCGCAAGAAAAACTGACATTTAGACAGAAAACACGGTGCAAAGGACTACCCTTTTGCTGCAGAGGGTATAGCAATTAAGCGCAAAACAAGGCATTGTCAACATATGCTAGACGATAAAACAACATTATTTTATGTTTCCTCTAATTTAGCGTTTGACCTCTGTTGAAGGTAGTCGAGTCGCTGCAAAAATTTAAGGCATAACCATTACTATTTGGTGTGGTTTTGAGCTTAAATACCGTCAAAACCACGCCAAGCAAAGAAAGGACGATTATATGGAAGGAAAAATCAATCAGACAGAAAGTAAAATCAACAAAACCAAGAAATATCACACAATCCTCGCTGACCCCCCATGGGGAGTCTCCTCGCAGCGTGGGAAAAATAGTCATCGCAGTGCGGAAAGCCATTATGAACTGATGTCTCTGGAGCGCATCAAAGCGATGCCAGTACAGGATTTAGCGGAAGAAAACAGCCACCTTTATTTGTGGATTCCCAACGCCCTGTTACAAGAGGGTTTAGATGTGATTAAGGCTTGGGGCTTTACATACCGCAGTCCGATCTACTGGATCAAACCCCGCCTCCTTTTGGGTAATTATTTTAGAAATGCGTCAGAAACATGCCTCTTTGCCACACGTGGCAAGGCGCCGGTTAAATTTCACGGTCAGCCCAACTGGATCTTCTGCCCACAGCAACGGCATAGCCAAAAACCCGAAGAGCAATATGCGGTTATTAGGCGGATGTCATACGAACCTTATCTTGAACTCTTTGCTCGCCACAGGGAGCCGGGGTGGGATATATGGGGGAATGAAGCACCAGGGGGGTCAGACATTGTTATGCCTGGGGGAGATTATCCTGTACCAAAGTACAGCGCTAAAGCACTCAGAGAGGAGGGATGATGATTGGAATCACCCAAAAAGCTCATTACCCGGATACTGGAGTTCGCATTTATGCTGGCGCTCAGCGCTTTTCTCATCAATACCGTTGCATACTTGATTTTGGAAGTTTGGCCGATACTGCTTGCTATCGCCATTGTTGTCATAGTTGTTATTATAATCTACCGCATCAGGAAACACAAGCATGATTTGGGAAAATGGTAGAAAGAGAAGAAAGGAGTGGGCATTCTTGAAGCATCAAATTGAAGAACTGGTCTGGAGGGAGATGGTCTGGACAAGACCCTATAAACTAGAAACAGTATGGGAAACCCTCTCGCATTTGGCGGCATTATCACAACCGCGGGGAGCCGTCATCTGGGAGGTACGCAGCCAAAACGGCAAAGTGAGCTATCTCATTGGAGCCGCCACAAGGTACATCAGAAATATTGAGGAGGCCATCAGGGCACATGGTGATATCCAGTTCCATGAGGTGGACGCAGAAAAACGTGCTGCTGTTACTACTGCCCGACAACTGAAGATTAGCCATCCGACACTCTCGCTTAAGACTGACATTACGGAGGCGGTCATCCGGGCAGGACTGGCGGCACTGGCAGAAAACAAGGATGGCACGGAAATGGTAATACAGATTGTACTGGGGAGGGCTTATGCCCCCTCCCCAGTGCCAACTAACCTCGCTGACCCAAATGCAACATGGCTGCAGATACTCCTCGGAGACGTACAAAAAGCTTCCGCCGAGAGCCGCAAAAGCGTTAAGGAAAAAGCCGAGCAGCACACGTTCCAGGCTGTCATCCGCATTGGTATTACTGGAGAAAATGCCAACAATCGTCTACAAAGCATCATCAGCGCATTTAGGGTATTGGAGTCCGCCGGAGTAAGGATACATACGGAAGAGATAAAACCACACGATCTCAATTCCGCTCATGTACCGTGGCATTTTCCACTGCAGCTTTCAGTAAAAGAGTTAGCCAATTTTCTGCTACTCCCTGCCGGGGAGGAAGAATTGCCTGGAACACCAGGGCTGCATCCCAAACTCACTTTGCCACCTCACTGGTATCGCAATCCGACTAATCGGCAAAATGACCGTAGCTTTGCTATCAGTATGGATACCATAAGCCCGAAGCGGCTAAGCATCTCACCAAAAGATTCACTTGAGCATACGATATGCTTGGGTCCGACGGGCAGCGGCAAGTCGACTGCTATGTTGCATTTGATTTTGGCGGATATTACGGCTGGGAGAAGCGTTCTTGTTCTTGATCCGAAGGCAGATCTTATTAACGATTTGCTAATGCGGATTCCCGAAAAACGCATGGGCGACGTGGTAATTATCGATCCATCCGATTCCTGCCCTTGTGGGTTTAACCCGCTGGCATTTAAGGAATACGGCAATCCGTCACTGATTGCGGATGCAATTCTCTCCGTGCTTAAAGAAATCTTTAGTGACTGTTGGGGAATTTACACGCAAGATGTACTAACAGCAGCCCTTCTGACCCTCGTTGAGACAGAAAATTCTACACTATTGTGGCTATTGCCACTTCTGACTGACGAGCGGTTTAGGCAGAAAATTACCAACAAGGTTAAAGACCGCATAGCGTTGCGCCCCTTTTGGGAACAGTTTGAGGCTCTGAGGGATACCGAAAAAAGGCAACAGATAAGCCCTGTTCTCAACAAGCTTAGACAGCTAACTTTACGACCGGGGCTAAGGAACACCCTGGGGCAGGCAAAGCCAAAGTTTTCCCTCACAGATTTGTTCTATAAACGAAAGATTGTACTAATTCCGCTGAACCGTGGTTTAACCGGAGGAGAAAGTGCTAGGCTTCTGGGTTCACTTATTGTCGGGCTAACTTGGACGCTGGCACTGTCACGGGCTGGCATTCCGGCAGAGAAACGTCATATCGTTTCTATATTTATTGATGAGCTCCAAGATTACCTCTCACTGCCGACAGATTTGGCGGATGCTTTAGCGCAGGCGAGAGGCTTGGGTGTAGGGTTGACACTGGCACACCAATACCGCGATCAGCTGCCTTTAGATATCCGCTCCGGGGTGGACGCCAACGCCAGGAACAAGATTGTGTTCGGTCTTAACAGCAAGGATGCTAAAGACATGGCGGCAATGGCGCCGGAACTTACAGCAGAGGATTTTATGGCTCTGCCCCGCTATCAGATTTACACCTCGTTCCAATCAGGAGGAAGGAACATTGGCTGGGTACAGGGCAGGACTCTGCCGCCACCGCCCGCCCTGCGGGATGCCGCCGAGCTTAAGGCAAAGAGCCAGGCCACCTACGGCATCCCGGCAGAGCAAATTGAAGAAGAATATCTCAGCATATTTACCGCTAATAACACCGCCGCCGAGGAAAATCCCGGCGACATGAACATTGGAAGGAGGAAAAGACCATGACGAACCAGCTGACGAACCGACTGACGGACGGGGACGGCAAAGCACAAGCGGAAACCGCGAGAATCAGGGGCTTCGCGCAGTTTAACGTCCGGGATTCCTTTAGCGTGCCCGCTACGGATTCCCCTATTGCAGGCGGCACCCCTGTTACTGACAGCCAATCGCCCCAGCGTGTATCCAAAAGACAACTGACGGAGACTGACAGCCGCCTGGGGGAGCGCGACCGACAGCTGCTCGCTGCGGTGCAGCAGTACCGCTACCTCATGACCGGGCAGATAGGGCGGCTGTTATTTACCGATGCCGCTAACCCATCTGCCGGACTCAGGGCAGCCAGCCGCAGTCTCAAAAAGTTAAGTGAATTTGGATTGGTTGACAGCCTCTCGCGGAGGATTGGCGGGGTAAGGGCCGGATCAGGCTCATACGTCTGGCATCTGACCCATGCCGGTGAGCGCCTGTTGCGCCTTCATGACGGCAAGGCGTCCCCTGTGCGCAGACACTGTGAACCTTCACCGTATTTCTTATCGCACACTTTAGCGGTTGCAGAAATTGCCATCCAGCTGACAGAAACCTGCCGGGAGCATGAGCCTCAGATTACCGCTTTACAGTTAGAGCCGGAATGCTGGCGGGCATACAGCAGCGCCGGGGTGTCCTACTCCCTCAAGCCCGACCTCTACGCTGCAACTACGACTGAGGAATATGAAGACCGCTATTTTATCGAAGTTGACCTTGATACGGAATCTCCAGCCAAAGTCATTGAGAAATGCGAGAAATACCATGCCTACTACCGCTCCGGTTTAGAGCAGGAAGAATCAGAAATGTTCCCCTTGACCGTTTGGGTCGTACCGAGTGACAGCCGGAAAGAAAAACTTATCCGGCATCTCAGGGAGGCTTTTGACAAGCAGGCAAAATTATTTGCCATAATTACCTGCGATGAGCTGGAACATCTCATCCTGAATGGAGGTGACCGGGAAATGCTGTGCTAAGAGTCTGGACGTCTGGCACAGTTAAGCGGCAGGACAAGACTTGATGCAAAGGCAACATTTATAGGCTGCAGTTTTATAAACAATTTAACTACTAAGGAGCAACATGGGTACAGCTAAGAACCAATTAACACCAACTATAAAAAAGCAGATACTTAAAGTGCGTGACAGCGCGGAAGCTAACATGTTCGATTGCAACGCGGTAATGTCCATCGCTAACCGTGAAGGCTGGTACGAACTCGTAAATTATTTGCTTGACAGAAAGAACTGGGGTGCGTACAGCCATTTCATCCTGACCGGCAAAACGGACGCATCTGAGGATATGGAAGAATGCCTAGAAGACGCACGCTATGGCATCAGCCAGGTAAAGTTTATGGGTAATAATTGGATATCAGGCAAAGTCGGAAATTTACGCTTTCAGGCAAAAGTCTACGCAGAAGCTTCCATTTTCGGCATTAACAGCGGGAATGTTAGCAAACTGACGGTTTGGCAGGAATATGGGCCGATAGCCATCAACTATGACCGCGGCTGGGACGTAAAGCCAAAAAATGTGGAAGAGGAAAAAATTATCGATACAATCCTCGATTTCTGCAGCCATGTTTATGACGGGATAAAAGATTTTATGTAACCATCTCTTAAGAAAGCTAAAAACGGAAAAACAAAAACAGGCAGTGCGTAAATAATGCCAAAGCAGAAAGAATCCGTCCCTGCCGGCTTAACTGCGCCAGGCGCCCAGGCGCACCGCAATAACACTTAACGGAGGGATTATGATTTTTATTACACGAACAAATCTATAAGGAGGTTTACTATGTCTACACAAAATATCAGGTTCTTTGATATGTTTGCCGGTATTGGCGGGTTCCGTGCCGGACTGGAGCGCGCTGGCGGATTTACTTGTATCGGCCACTGCGAGATTGACAAGCACGCAGAAAAGGCTTACCGGGCGATCCACAATATAAAAGAAAGCGAGGTTTATTATGAAGACGCAAGAAAAATTGACACCGAAACAATGCCGGACTTCGGCCTGCTCTGCGCCGGGTTCCCCTGCCAAAGCTTTTCCATTGCCGGAAAGCGCCGTGGCTTTGAAGATGCGAGAGGCACGCTCTTTTTTGACATCGCGCGTGTCCTTAAAGCCAAACAGCCTGCGTTTTTTATCCTTGAAAACGTTCCCGGACTGCTTAGCCATGACGAAGGACGGACGTTTACAGCCATCCTCAGCACGCTATCAGAACTGGGGTACGGTGTGGAATGGCAGGTGCTTAACAGCAAGCATTTTGGAGTCCCGCAGTCACGCAAACGGGTGTATATTGTCGGATATCTTGATCCGAGATGTGCCGGAAAAATACTACCTCTCACCGAAGCAGACGGAAAAGCTCTTATACAGATCATCCGCGGGGCACAGGGGGAAAGGGTCTACGACCCGGCTGGGGTCGCCTGCACCCAACTTGCCAGCTCCGGGGGAGGCGGTGGAAAAACCGGGCTGTACCTTGTAAGCTGCAGCAGCCAGGTGGGGATCACGGACACACGGGACTGCGCCCGCACCCTCACTGCCAGTTACTGCAAAGGCATAAGCTCAAGGCAGGTGCGTGATGGCGTCCTGCTGATTAAAGAAGCCACCAGGCGCGGGTACAGTGAAGCGGAGCCGGGGGACTCGGTTGACATCTCCTACGCCGGACAGAACAAGAAGCGGGCGCGCGTGGGGCACGGCGTCTCCTATACCATTACCACGCATGCAGACAAAGCGGTCGTGGGGGAAGACCTGAGAATCCGCCGCCTCGTCCCGCGGGAATGCCTGCGGTTGCAGGGGTTTTCTGATGGACAGATTGACAAACTGCTGGCTGTGACTTCCGACACCCAGGCTTACCGGCAGGCCGGCAACGCCGTAACCGTCAATATAGTGCACGCCCTCGGACTGCGCATCAAAACCGCATATATGGCAGGTGCAGGAACAGGGACAGGAAAGGAGGCAGCATGACTGATCCCAAAACCAAACAGGCAATACTAAAAATGCGGGAGGATGGCGCATCGTATGCAGAAATTGCAGGCTTTTTCTCCTTATCCCCCAACACTGTAAAATCCATCTGCTACCGCAATGGCGTCCATGTCCCATTTAGCAACGGTGCGGAAACCGGTTTATGTAAAAATTGTGGCAAACCATTATCGCACCCCACGGGTGGCGGACGCAAGATTTTTTGCAGCAACCGATGCCGTTACCAGTGGTGGAACCATTTCCGCAGCAGGCAGCCATACCGTCTGATTTGCTATTGCTGCGGAAAAGAATTTGTCAGCTTTGGGAACAAGAAAAAGCAATTCTGCGGCAGGGAATGTTACCGTCTCAGCCGCTATGGGGAGGGACTGCCGTAATGGATAAAGAATATTTTGAACAAATAAAACAATATGGCGCGATGCTTGCCATCGTCGGCCATCTTTATAAGCGCGGGCTGATTACCGATGCAGAACGCCGTAAGCTGACGGCAAAGCTACAGAAAAAATACCGTCCGGCATCCGGTTCCGCAGCAGGGTTCAGCCCGGCGCTAAACAATCTCACGGAAAAAGTTCCGGGAAAGGAGGATTTAGACAGGTAACATAAAAACCAGGTAAACATTGCGGCATGGTGCGCAGCCAAGTTTGGGGGCGCACCACAGCCGCCCCCATTCCGCGCTCCAACAGCCGCAGGAAAGGAGGGCAAATGTTTACGAAAAGATTCGGTCTGGAAATTGAGTTCACTGGGATTACCAGGCAAAAAGCAGCAGAAGTTGCCGAGCATTACTTAGGTGGCACGACTGTCACTGCCGGGGATTATTATGACACCCACAAAATAACCGCTCCGGATGGGCGTATCTGGAAAGTGATGTACGATGGCAGCCTGCATTGTCAGAAAAAAGAAGGGCGCAGGACTGTCTCCGCTGATGACAGTTACAGCGTGGAGCTGGTCAGCCCCATCCTGCTTTACCGGGAGGATATTGACCGGGTGCAGGCTTTGGCAAGGAGGCTCAGGAAAGCCGGCGGATTTGCGAACAAGTCCTGCGGTATCCATATCCATCTCGACGGAGCCAACCATACCCCTAGAAGCATCCGCAACTTCATAAACATTATCTATGCGCACAACGACCTGCTCTATAAGTCATTGCAGATTGCGCCGGAGCGGATGCGTTACTGCAAGAAAATGGACGCTATTTTGGTAGAACGGATGAACCAGGTAAAGCCAAGGACGTTCCCACAGATAGAATCCATTTGGTATGAGAACTATACGGGAAGCCGCAGCGGCCACTACCACACCAGCCGCTATCATTTTCTCAATTTGCACAGCTTCTTCCATGGCAACCATACGGTAGAGCTTCGGGGCTTCAACAGCACGCTCCATGCCGGGAAAATCCGGGCATATATCGTGCTGGCGCTCGCCCTGAACCATCAGGCGTTGACACAGAAAAGCGCCAGTTACCGCAAAGTGCAGGAAGAAAATGAGAAGTTCGCCATGCGTGTTTGGCTGAACCGCATCGGATTCATCGGTGACGAGTTCAAGAGCTGCCGGGAGCATCTCTACCAGCATTTAAACGGCAATGCCGCATGGCGGTACGGTTCCAAGGAGAATGTCAGGAGCCATGTTAACACCAGGAATACTGAGAATGGAGGACAAAACATATGAGTAAAAGTAACAATGCAGCAAAAGACAGGTTCTATATTGCCTATGGATCCAACCTCAACCTGGGGCAGATGGCAAAACGCTGCCCGACAGCAGAGGTTGTAAAAGCAACTTCTTTACAGAACTACCACCTGATGTTCCGGGGCAAAGGCACTGCCGTAGCCACGATTGAGAAACACCGTGGCAGCAAAGTCCCCGTCCTCATTTGGCGGTTACAGCCAAGTGACGAGCATAATCTCGACATTTATGAGGGTTACCCACATCTTTACCGTAAGGAAATGGTAAAGGTAACGGTGGACGGCAAACGGATCCAGGCAATGGTTTATATCATGAACGAAGCCTTGCATCCCTATGACACACCGTCGCGCAGTTACTTCGATACAATCCGGCAAGGTTATGAGGATGCTGGCTTTGACGCCAAAATTCTGCGCCACGCTGTGCTTGACTCAGTTTGGGAAGCATATTTGGCAGAAAAGTACGAAGGGGGTGAGACGTATGACGAAAAGAATCAAGGAACAGATTGAAGCTGTCCGGCAAAGCGGGGAAACCAATATGCTGGACACCCGCATGGTGCAGTGGATTGCTAATCGTGAGAATTACTATGAGTTAGTCATTTATTTGGAAGAGCACCGGGAAGAATATGCAAATTACATATTCACCGGCGAAGCCCCGGAAGCAGAATGACACACATTATTCCATATTGTTATGACAAAACAAGACTTGCCGGAATCGGCGGTCTGAGTGATAGATGTGTGTACAGCCAAACGAAAGGAGCAAATAATATGAACTTCCAATATAATTACAATCTCCACGGCAGCGATAGAAAACCGCTGGTTGAAGCTATCAGCCAAATACTGGATAAACCTGCCGTCTACCAGGGCGCACCCAGTTTCTCCTACATCATTGGCGATTATACCGTAGACAGAAACGGCGTGCTGTCATATGGCAGTGATATCCATCCCGATTTTGCAGCGGTACTTGTTAGCGATTTGCAGGAACGGGGTTTCAAAGCAGAAAGGGCAGCCATAGACAATATGGCAGAAGCATCCGCCACGGATGAAGTTTCTGCAAATGAAACGATGGACGCTTCAGTAGAAAATACGGCAACCGCCATGAATGAAGCAACGCTGGAAACTGCTACAAATGAGAATATGCCTGATGTGACGCCAAATATTGATGCACCGGGTAAACTGACAATCGAGATTCCCGACACGGGATTTACCTCGGAAATGCGGGAAAATCTAAAGAAAATCATCGCCAGCAAAGCAACCTTACTTAAACAGGCACTGGAAACGGATGACCTATCAATCGTAGAACTTGACGGCAAGATTTCTTTCCCATGGTTCACCCTCCATAGTATTGACGGTGAAGCCGATGCCTATAATCGCTTAATCGCCGCCATCTGCAAAATGGCAAAGACACAGAAACGGGTGACGGCGGTAGAAAAACCGATTGAGAATGCTAAGTTCACCATGCGTCTGTTCCTGATCCGCTTAGGATTTATCGGGGATGAGTACAAAACTTCCCGCAAAATCCTGCTGAGGAACCTTACTGGCAATAGCAGCTGGAAATCCGGCCACCGCCCGGAACGTAATGAAAATATTACAATCCCACCAAATCCGGCAGAAGCGGCGCTTGTGACGCCGCAGGAGTTTACCCTCCCACTGGAAGAAGCAGACGCCGCAGGATATGGGACACAGAAAGAGAACGCGGGAGGTGAAACTTATGGCAAATAGCGGATTTCCTAATCAAGAAACTGTGGAACGGGTACGGAAAATGTACCCCAAAGGCACACGGGTGGAACTTATCCGTATGGATGATCCTTACAGCCGCCTCAAACCTGGCGACAAAGGCACCGTCCGCCTGGTGGATGATACCGCAACGGTGTTCGTGGACTGGGACTGCGGTTCCGGGCTTGGCGTCGTGTATGGCATCGACCGGGTGAGGAAACTGTAGCACATTAACGGGGGAGCCTCTCATGGGGCTCCCTGAACTTTACGGTGGGCATGCCACCATGGCAACCCTTTTATTAAAAACGACACTTGCTTTTTATGGCAATATGAGCGATAGATGTAACAGGGGATGCCAGGAACGGAGGTATTATGAGAGAAATAACAAAAATAGGGGGCAGAAACACGCAGCCCGTCAAACGTAAACGTGTCGCTGCCTATGCGCGCGTATCATCCGGCAAGGATGCGCAGCTCCATTCCTTATCTGCACAGATCAGTTACTATAATAATTATATAGGAAGTCGGGGCGACTGGGAGCTGGCCGGAATTTATGCCGATGAAGCAATGACCGGCACGAAAGAAAACCGCCCACAGTTCCAAAAACTGCTCTCCGACTGCCGGGCAGGGAAAATCGACATGGTAATTGTAAAATCCATTACCCGGTTAGCGCGCAACACGGTGACACTGCTGGAGACTGCCCGTGAGCTTAAAGCACTGGAGATTGACGTATTTTTTGAGAAAGAAAACATCCACACATTAAGCACGGACGGCGAACTAATGCTGACCCTGCTGGCTTCCTTTGCCCAGGAGGAAAGCCGGTCCGCCTCGGAAAACGTCAAGTGGCGCATCCGCAAGAACTTCGAGCGTGGAATTCCTACGGGCGGCGGATTGTTCGGATACCGTTTCAAGGACGGTATGCTGCAGGTGGTTCCGGAAGAAGCGGAGATTGTAAAACAAATTTTTAACGACTTTCTCAGCGGCATGGGCATCGCACCCATTGCCAAGAAGTTGAACCGGGAGGGCGTCCCAACCAGGCGCGGGAATTTATGGAGCAAGAGCACCATCCGTGGCATCCTGCAGCGGGAAACCTATACCGGCAATCTGCTGCTCCAGAAAACCTACAGATCCGACCATATCACCAAAAAGAAGATGATAAACCACGGCGAATTGCCCATGTATTATGTGGAAGACAGCCATGAAGCCATCATCGACAGGAAAACCTTCCAGAGGGTACAGAATGAGCTGGAACGGCGTGCGGCAGAATACTCACGTCCGCATACGGCAAGGTCCGCCTCCCCGTATTTGTTTACAGGGATGATCCGCTGCGGCTTATGCGGCAGACATTTTTCCCGTAAGCTAACCGCTTCTGATAAGAAGTACACCAAGAAGCCGCAATGGGTATGTTCCACTTTCCATGTTTATGGAAAATCCGAATGCCCGTCGCAGCGGATCCCGGAGGACATACTCATCGCTAAGACTTCCGAGGTTTTGGGGCATGACGGCTGGGGACGGGAGGAACTGACCCGGGATATTGATGAGATATTAGTGCCGGAGCACAACTGCCTGGTCTACGTTTTCCACGACGGCCATATGGAAAGCGTCCACTGGCGGCATCCATCCCGCCGGGAAAGCTGGACGCCGGAAATGAGGCAGAAAGCGCGGGAACGTCAGCTGGAGGTTATCAGGCAAAAAAGGAAAGGGGATGAGGAAGAGTGCCGACATTTACAAGAAAAGTCCAAAAGATAGAGAGCCGCGCCAGCCTGCGCCAAAATGCCACAGATGCAACGATGCAGCAAAAACGGCGCGTAGCGGCTTATGCCCGTGTGTCTACAGATTCAGACGAACAGCAGTCCAGTTATGAGGCACAGGTTGACTTTTATACCCGCCATATCCAAAGCAACCCGGAATGGGAATTTGTCGGCCTGTACGCAGACGAAGGAATCTCCGGCACGAACACTAAAAGACGTGAGGGGTTTAACCGTATGGTGGCAGACGCACTGGATGGCAAAATTGACCTGATCCTCACCAAATCCATCAGCCGCTTTGCCCGCAATACAGTAGACACTCTGACGACCGTCCGCAAGCTAAAGGAGCGGAATGTGGAAGTATATTTTGAGAAGGAAAATATCTACACCTTAGACGCCAAAGGCGAAGTCATGATTACGATTATGAGCAGTTTGGCACAGGAAGAAAGCCGCTCCATCAGCGAGAACATTACCTGGGGAAAGCGCCGCAGCATGGAGGAAGGGAAGTTCTCCCTTGCCTATAAACACTTCCTTGGGTACAAGAAGGGCGAGGATGGTATTTTGGAGATTGTAGAGGATGAGGCGAAAATTATCCGCAAGATTTATCAACTGTTTCTAGAAGGGCAGACTGTCCGGATGATTGCCGACCACCTCACAAAACAGGGCATACCAACGCCAATGGGCAAGGAAAATTGGAGAGTCTCGACAATTATGAGCATTCTCCAAAACGAGAAATATAAAGGCGATGCCCTGCTCCAGAAAACCTACGTTGCTGATTTCTTAACCAAACGTGTCAAGAAAAACTGTGGCGAGATACCGCAATACTATATTAAGGACTCCCACCCGGCCATCATTGACCCGGCAACTTTTGACCTGGTACAAAAAGAGATTGAACGGCGGCGTCCAGAACGCCATAAGCTGCACCGCAGCAATCCGTTTGCGGCAAAGGTTATCTGTGGGGACTGTGGCGGTTATTACGGCCGGAAAGTCTGGCACAGCAACAGCAAGCACCGTAAATACATTTGGCGTTGCAACCAAAAATATGAAGAAAAAACGGCCTGCTCCACTCCGAATTTGGATGAGGCGACCCTCGAAGCAGCCTTCGTGGAAGCGTTTAACCGGATGCTCGGCAATAAAGAACAATATATTGCCCGGTTTGAGGAAATGCTGCCGCTGCTCGCTGATACCAGTAAATTAGAAAGGCAACTGGCTGAAGCTCAAAACAAGCATAGCCATCTGATGAACAGCCTCCGCCTTTATGTGGAAGAAAACACAAGGCAGATTCAAGACCAGGAGGAATACAACCAGCGCTTTTCTGAGCTGGATACAGAATGTAAAAAGGCTGAGGAGGAAATCGAGGCCATACAAAAAGAGATTTTAGAGCAATCGGGAAGGAAAGAGCAGATCCGCCGTTGCCTGGATGAACTGCGAGAATGTGGGGATATTTTGGATGAGTTCGACGATGATTTATGGAACTCTATGGTTGAATCCGTGACTGTATACGCCGATGAAAAACTGGAATTCCTGTTCCGGGATGGGACGAGAATTCCGATACAAATGCCCAAAAACAAAAAGGGATAACATAATAGCACTTTAACAATGCACGGCTCTGCTGTGAGTAACTTATATATTAAAAGCCTGCGGGATTGATTCCGCGGGCTTTTTAAAGTTTTATTCCTTACACAGTGCTTTTTGTAGGTTCCAAAGAATCTCTGATGATTCTTTCCAGGTATTCTTTCTTAGATAAATCCCCTAAATCGTGGAATACTGCTGAGTAAGCAACAAGCGCAGTCCGGACATACGTGCTATGTTTCTCAAAAATTGTTCGGTCAATGGAGATTCCTTGCGCCTCAATAAACTGGCAACAAAAAGTCACGGCAAGCCTGGTATTGCCTTCACGGAAACCATGTACTTTCCATACTGCCGCTAAATCTTCTGAAAAACATTTTGCCCTGTCATCTAAAGATAGGCTGGCCCAAGAACGTGATATCATCTTCTTTAAGGCGTCAGACAAATCGCCCTCAATTTTTGCCTTGTCCGAATATTCTATGGACAAACCACCTAATGCAGGTTCCTCTTTTTCTATGTTGATTGTGCGGATTTTTCCAGCCCATTCGTAAATATCCTGGAAGATATATTTATGCATTTTGGCCAAATGATCGACGTCATAATCCCCTTCTAATGGATTCTCAGCGAGCTCTCTTAGACGAAGGGAAACATAATCTGCCTCCGCATCATCCAGCATCTGCCGATCTTGAATGTCTAAGATATTTCTAAGAATATTAGTTCCGGGATATACATATGGATCAGGCATCCTGCTTTACCTTATACTTTTTGTCCAAATATTTCTTTAAGTCCTTTGTAGTGGCTTGCCCGTTTTTTTCCAATTCAATATATTTCTTAAAATCTTCAGTTGGTTCCAAACCATCCACTTTAATCATACCAATAGCATAATCCCAAGCTGCATCTACTGTCATACAAACTCCTCCAATCAATTCAATTATCTTTAGTATACCACATTTTATGGATAAATACCATATCCTACGTGATTTAAGAACAAAAATATCCCATCCTTTTCCGTGTAAACCGTGTAGAATCATGGTGCATTCCAATATCCTTGTATCATCTGTGACGTCTACACACAATCCCGTCGTGCCAGACACTTTGTTGAACACGTCGCTGTCGTTCTGCTTTCGGATGTGGTGTACGACAATGACCGCCAGGGAATGCCTGTCGGCAAAGTCTTTGATGAGGGAGATGTCCCCATAATCGCTTGCATAGGCGTTGTCTTTGGATGCGGTGCGGACTTTCTGCAAGGTGTCAATCACAATGAGCCTGCTGTCGGGGTATTCTTTTAAATAGTCCTCCAACTGCACGATAAGACCGTCTGACAG